CAAGTCTGGTTCTTAGAGACTTTGCGTTCTCATAGTTTTATCTCGGTTTCTGCATATAATTTTTCAGCAGACCAGCCAGCAACTTGACCTTGTTCAAATAACACTGAAGTTTACGGCTCTCGCCTACCTCCTAACATACTACTTGACCCGAGAACACAGGGGACATGATTTCAGTTAACCAACCTGTGTTCACGGCTCAAGTTCATTTATTAGGTCTCATATTTCGCCACTCTACTATCGCTTGTGGGTCTCTGTGTTTCGCTTGTTCTTCTTCTAATTGATCTAAAAACTCGCTGTAAGAATTAGCTGTGCTTTCCTTAACTTGATAGTATTCATCAATCAGTAATTCGTGTTGTGTGCCACTTAGTTTTTGATTTTCTATGCCTTGTAATCTGTCTTTTTGCCATTGTTTCATTTAAGTTCTCCAAGTCTATTAATATTTTTTGCTATATCTGTAAACCATTCTTGGTCTTCTTTATTCATGTTTTCATATTCATCAATTAAATCTTCAAAAGCCCCCTCATGACCATCATAAGGCGAAGTATAAAAAGAATATAATTCTTTATTATCTCCACACATAGCAACTTGATATTCTGCATTAGTTAAAAACACATAGCCACTATTCATGTTAAAAGCTAATTTTACTTCGTCATTATCAAAGTCTTTTGGTAAGCCGTTTAACTTCCATGCCTCAAATATATCTTTTGCCTCGTCTTGTTCTCTATATCCAAAGTCTGCAAGGTTTTCTGTGTATGCACTCATTTAAATTAAATTGTCATTAGCATATTTAGATAGTTTTTTAACGCTATCCGATATGCTTTTTGTTGATTTTATTTCTTTATTAAAAAGATTTTTAAATGTTTCATCTTCTAATAAAATTGATATTGATGCTGTTGTGTCGTTCTCAATTTGACTTGCCATTATATTATATTTTGTCATTGTTTCCTTTCATTTGATTCGTTTTTATAGCACAGTTTGGGATACTCCTACAAGTAAATAATGAAGTAATATTGATTTTATATAATACAACTGATACGCTAAAAAATGGTTAAGCATGAGAGTAAATTTTGGCTAGAATTAAAAAATAAAACACCTAATATTTCATGGACAAGAATAGAAAATACGTCTGCTTTGGGTACGCCTGACCTACTCGGATATAATAAAAACCAACACTTTTTTACAGTTGAGCTAAAAGTAATTAAAGGTAATTCAAAGCCTAGATTTTCCCCACATCAAATTAGCTTTCATGTGAAACACACTAAGAACGCTTTTATTTTTATCAAGCAAAAAACCCTCGTCGCTAGTTGCTATAAACTTTATGCTAGTACCTCGATACTCACGCTTGTGACTTGTGGCGTGAAAAATTTAACGCCTGTCGCTTGTGATTTAGACGCTTGTGCCTTGTTTCTTGAAAATATTTAATCGCTTGTGCCTTGTCATATAAATATAAATATATATATTTATACAACTTCTAGTTGTGCAACTCTCAGTTGCTCGTTGCTATTTTCTTGCTCGTAGTGTCGAGGTGCTAGGCTACTTTTTTAACATTTTTTTTTATCCACTCGTAAGCTATGGAATTTAATTTTTCGTATATATTCCATTTGATTATGTCGTAAGCACTTTCAAAATTTTCTTGCTCATTATCTTCAGTTTTATATCCTAAATACAAATCATCACAAGCTAACCTTAAAAGGTCATAATTATAAATTGGAACGTGTCCGTCTGTATACTCGTGCAAGGTGTCATCTATATATTTGCTTTCAAGTATTTCTTTTTTATTATCTTCTAGTAGTTTCTTGAAACTATCTTCAAGTTCATACATATAAAGACGTTCTTTATTTCTATTCATATTTTATCTCCATTATTTTAATTGACTATCCTAGATTATTAAAAAACAAATGTGTCAACATTAAGGCAACACTCCCATAAAATCCTTGACGCTAGTTTCTATATGTGCATAAATCTAACCATGATTATAAACTATAAAGAAGTAAAAAAGTTAAAATCATTCTACGGCATCTCGCTTAAAGGCAATGAAACCTTTAGCGAGTTGCTACAAATAGAGCGAGATTTTAACGAGAGAATAAAACAAGATAATAAAAACATACAAACAATAGATAACCAAACGAGGGGAAACAATGCCGTTAATAATTAGAAAAATACTTTGGCACTTTTCAAAAAAAGACTTGAACGCCATTTTAAAATACGACCCTTTAAACATATTACAAGATAACCAAACGAGGGGGAAACAATGAGAAAAGTACAATTCGGACTAATAACAATAATCAATAACTGTTTGATTATGTTAGCAATAGCTGAGCCTAAGTTATTAGAGCCTATGTTATATTGCGTTATGGCGTTAGGCGTTCTAGGTTGCGTGTATCTCTATTCAAGTGACGAGGATAAAAAAAGTAATCACTTGCAAAAATTCTACGACAGATAGTTAACACACATAGCCACACGCTACCCCCACCCCCACGCTCGACAGCGTGGGGGTTTTTTTGTGCGTGTCGCTTGTAATTTTTTTACGTTGGTACCGATAGAGGTACCAACGCCATGTGAAAGTCCGAAGGACATCTATTGCTTAATTACCTATTAGCCGTATGTATTGTAGATATTAGTATATATAGTCGGATCTATACGTTTAAAGCTCCCAAAATCATTATTGATTTATAAAACAATAAGTAGTACAACAATAATCGTTAAAAACAGAAGTGTAAAAAAATTCTGCAAAAAATTTTTCAAAATGCAAATCGATTTAGAAAAAATAAAAAAACTACCTGCTGACATACGTAAAGACTTCATGAAGATGTATTTACAGTTGGAAGAAAAAAAGAAAGAAGACGGCATAAAAAACGACTTCTTAAGCTTTGTTAAGTACATATGGCCTGATTTCATTGAAGGTCACCACCATAAAATTATTGCAAAAAAATTTAACGATCTTGCTAATGGTAAGATTAAAAGACTTATTGTAAACATGCCACCAAGACACACTAAGTCTGAGTTCGCATCATCACTATTACCTGCATGGATGATAGGTCGTACTCCCAAGCTAAAGATAATTCAAACAACCCACACCGGAGAACTTGCTGTAAGGTTTGGTCGTAAAGCTAAGAACCTGATTGATAGTGAAGAATATCAAAAGGTATTTAAAACTAGACTACAAGAAGATAGTAAAGCTGCTGGACGTTGGGAAACCGCACAAGGTGGAGAATACTTCGCTGCTGGTGTTGGTGGAGCGATTACAGGTCGTGGTGCAGATCTATTAATTATAGATGATCCACACTCGGAGCAAGATGCTATGAACATGCAAGCTCTTGAGCGAGCATATGAATGGTACACATCAGGTCCTCGACAACGTTTACAACCTGGTGGTAAAATTGTTTGTGTAATGACCAGATGGAATACAAAAGATTTAACAGGTATGTTATTAAACTCGCAAAAAGAAGCTAAGTCAGATCAATGGCATGTTGTAGAGTTTCCAGCAATTTTGCCAAGTAAGAAACCTGTTTGGCCAGGCTACTGGAAACTAGATGAACTTGAAGCTGTTAAAGCATCGCTGTCAGTTGGTAAATGGAATGCACAATGGATGCAAAATCCAACTAGTGAAGAAGGTGCAATCATAAAACGTGAGTGGTGGAAGAATTGGGACAAGGATAGTTTACCTGCTTTAAAACATGTTATCCAATCTTATGACACTGCTTTCATGAAAAAAGAAACTGCCGATTTTTCTGCAATCACAACGTGGGGCGTGTTTCAAGAAACTGAAGACTCAGCACCTAATTTAATATTACTCGACGCTATGAAAGAGAGACTAGAATTTCCTGAGTTGAGACGAGTAGCGAAGGAACAGTATGACTACTGGCAACCAGAAACTGTGTTAGTTGAGGCTAAGGCATCCGGACTACCACTTACTTATGAGCTTAGAGCTATGGGAATACCTGTAGTCAACTTCACACCATCAAAAGGAAATGATAAGCATACTAGAGTTAATTCTGTTGCACCATTATTTGAAAGTGGTATGATATGGGCTCCAACAGATAAAAAATTTGCACAAGAAGTTATGGAAGAGTGTGCTGCTTTCCCTTATGGAGATCATGACGATTTAGTTGACTCTATGACACAAGCTGTTATGAGATTTAGACAGGGAGGATTAATAAGTCACCCTGAAGATTATGAGGAAGAGAAATCACCTCCTAGAAAATATAGTTACTATTGGTAGTATGAAAAAATTAACCAAGACTACACCACCGAAAAGAGGACCTAACCCACAGGGCTTGAATATTCCTATTAAAAAGGTTAAGGTCGCACGATTGGAGAAAATAAATGGCAGATATGGACAAGGCTCTTCCAAACGTTGAGCAAACTATAAATATACCTAACGAAGAAGATATTAACATCGAGCTAGAGGAACAACAAAAAGATCCTCAAGAACCTGTTGACGTTCAAGAGAACGAAGACGGAAGTGTTGATGTTAACTTTGATCCATCGCAAGTTAACCCTGGACAAGACGAAGGGCACTTTGCAAACTTAGCAGAATTATTACCAGAGAACGTCCTCGACCCTATAGGCTCGGAACTCTTTTCTAATTACGAAGACTATAAATCTTCAAGAAAAGATTGGGAAAAAGCTTACACATCAGGATTAGATTTATTAGGATTTAAATACGAAAGTAAAACAGAACCATTCAAAGGTGCATCAGGTGCAACACATCCTGTACTAGCCGAAGCAGTTACACAATTTCAAGCACTCGCTTATAAAGAATTGTTACCAGCAGGTGGACCTGTACGTACACAGATCATAGGTCAGATCTCAGCTGAAAGAGAGCAGCAAGCAGCGAGAGTCAAAGACTTTATGAATTATCAAATCATGGATCAGATGAAAGAGTATGAAGCTGAACTTGATCAAATGTTATTTTATTTACCCCTATCAGGATCTGCATTTAAAAAAGTTTATTATGATGAGATCATGCAAAGAGCAGTTTCTAAATTTGTACCAGCTGATGATTTAGTTGTACCTTACACAGCTACATCTTTAGATGATGCAGAATCAATTATTCACGTTGTTAAAATTTCTGAGAACGAATTACGTAAACAACAAGTAGGAGGTTTTTATAGAGATATAGAATTAAATCCTTCTTATGTAAATGAATCAGATATAGAAAAAAAAGAAC